TAGTTACAAAACAGAGGAAACAAATATGGCTAATATAGATGCAGCTTTCGGTCTTAGACCGTTAAAAACTGTTGGTCAACAAGATGATTCCACTGGAATGAGCCAATACAATATATTACCTGGTGAAACAGCAGTAATATTTCAAGGAGCCGTAGTAGCAGGTGTTGCTGCGGGTTTTGCAGATCTAGCAGCAGATGCTGGTAGTAGCAACCTTGGCGCATTTTGGGGGTGTTTTTACGATGATCCAACAACTCAAAAACCAACCTTCGCTAACTTTTATCCGGGTAGTATAACACCGGCTAATGGTGGCGCAATTGAATGTTTTGTGTACGACAGTCCAATGCAAATGTTTGAAGTTCAATCAGACAATGCAGGAGCGTCAGCACAGGCGGACATTTTCCAAACAGCAGATACTGTAGGTAATGCTAATGGAAGTACAATAAACGGTGTATCAAGTATGGAGTTAGACGATGGAACTCTAAATACAACGGTTCAACAATTAAAAATCCTAGGTGTGTCTAGAGATCCAGAAAATGACGAACTAACTAATCCGAATGTAAATTTCAGAGTAATGTTATGTGACCATTTATTGGGTTCTGGCATAGCGGGAGTATAGGGGTATAGATTATGGCAATATCACGACAACAACTCGTAAAAGAGCTTGAGCCAGGTTTAAACGCCTTGTTCGGACTTGAGTATAAAAGATACGATTCAGAGCATGAAGAAATTTATGCAAAAGAATCATCAGACAGAGCGTTTGAAGAAGAAGTAATGTTATCAGGCTTTGCTAATGCTTACGTAAAACCAGAAGGTTCTGCGGTTGCATTTGACAACGCACAAGAAACATATACTGCAAGATACACAAATGAAACTGTGGCACTTGCATTTGCTTTAACTGAAGAAGCTATGGAAGATAACTTGTATGACAGACTAGCGTCTAGATACACAAAAGCACTAGCAAGATCTATGGCTAATGCAAAGCAGATTAAAGCTGCCTTTACATTAAACCAAGGTCTACCTGGAGTTGCAGCAGCTGTTGCATTCAGATCAGGTGATGGAAGCAATTTATTTGCTACAAATCACGCAACTATTGCTGGCAATGTGTCTAACACGTTACAAACGCAAGCCGACCTTAATGAAACATCATTGGAGCAGTCTATGATAGACATCGCTGCAATGACTGATGAAAGAGGGTTAAAGATTGCAGCTAGAGGAATGAAAATGATTGTTCCTTCTGAAAATCAGTTTAATGCTGAGAGATTATTAAAATCTCAAGGTAGAACTGGTACTGCAGACAATGACATCAATGCACTAAAAAATATGGGTATGATTCCTGAAGGTTATAGAATCAATCACTATTTAACAGACATTGATTCTTTCTACATCATTACTGATGTACCAAATGGTATGAAGTACTTTGAAAGACTACCTATCCAAACGAAAATGGAAGGTGACTTTTCAACTGGTAACGTAAGATATAAAGCTAGAGAAAGATACTCTTTTGGAGTTTCTGACTATAGAGGTATCTTCGGCGTTGCAGGTGCTTAATTACAAAAAGTTTAAGAGGCCGCTTAAAAAACGGCCTCTTTTTTAATATTAAAATAAAGATATAAATGAAAAATTTCTTAGTAAATATATGGGCTTACAATCATCATGCTAAATTTAAATTATTAGCAGAAGATAACCCTAAATCTGTTGAAGATGCAATACTTGACAAACTAGGAGAAAGCAGTATAAAATGGGAAGATCTCGGAGAAAGCTATCATACGGGATTAAACAGAATAACTTTTGAGGAGGTTGTTTATGATACAAGACCTATACAAAGCAAAAAGGTCCTTGGAGTTGAAGTGGGAACAAGAGCATATTAATGAAGATAGGTATACTCTTGAGATGGTCAGAATTGATGACAAAGTTAGAGAAGTCATTACTAAGATCAAGCTTGAAGAAGCTGAAATCGCTCACAGACAAAATAACGTTGAAGGCGTTACTCCACAAGTTTCTGTAGCTACTTAAGACACAAAGCTACATCGCTGAAATCGCACTTTCTTTACGGGCTCTCTTGCACTCTACTTAAAACTAAGATATAAATTACGCACTACATATAATAATTTTTTATTATGGGTATTCAGGCTTGTGTAGTAGTACGCACCCAGAGACTGCAATACTAATTAACACTGGGACACAAAAGGACAAATAAAATGGCAGGAACACACTTTAAAGGCGCAGTAATGTTTTCAAGCGCAACACCAGCACTCCAAAATTTAAATATTGGAAACTGGCCAGATCAAGCACACGCAATTGATGATTTTGATCAACACGTATTCAACGCAGGAAATGCAGCAGGAAATTTTTGGGCTGTAATAGCAGCAGTTAACTGTGCGGCAGCAGTACCCGCATTAGGTGCTGATGGAAGTTTAAACGGAGTAGTAAATAATCCAGCAGCAGGTGCAGCAAATGATGGAACTTTAGTTCAAGGTAACATGAACTATGCAACTCCTCAAACAAGAGGTGATAGATTATACTTTGAATGTAGAACCACTTTCAGTGGTGCAGTATCAGGTGCAGGTATCGTTGCAGGTACTCCAAATATATTTTGGGGAATGGCAGAACAAGGTGCAGCAGCAGGAAGTACATTTGGCGCAGCAGTTACTAGTTTAGTCGGTTTTAAAATGAATGCAGGAGCTGCTCAATTATCAGCTTGTATTAAATCACCAAATGGTGCTGAAATAGCTATAACTCCTACAGACGCAAATTTAGTTACTTTAGGAACAATGGCTCAAAATCAATTCATAACTTTAGGTTTTGAATTAACAAACAGTCCAGCAACAGCAGCTAACAATCAAGTAAAAACAAGTTCAGTTACTTATTACATTAACAGAAAACCTTATGCTTCTTGTATTACTAGAACAGCAGGTGGTGTATCTAGTTCACAATTTGTAGCAGGAACTCAATCAGCAGCAGCAGTAGCTTATGATGCTTTCCCAGCAACTAATACAGCAGCTGAAAGAATGGGTTTGACTTGGGATTACATTTTAACTGCAGCAGTAGCTAATACTTTATCTCATGATTACTTCATGGGGTCGCAAGACAGAGGTATTACTTACGCTCCAAATAACTAATAAAATTTAACTGAGGCCTTTCGGGGCCTCAGTATTAAATTAAAGGAAAAAATTATGAGTAATGATACAAGTTTAAAATCCAAATTTTTTAGTGTAAATGCAGCTAATACTGTTACTACTGCAGCGAATACAACTAATTTAGCTGCTGAACAAGATGTAGCTGACGGCGCTGCTGTTACTTTAACCAATCTTAAAGCAAGTTTTGCAGGAGCAGGTTTTGCTCAAAAATTACAATTTGTTTCAGGAAATAATGATGATAACTCTGGTGTTACATTTACAATTGTTGGAACAGATAGTAATGATGCTGTTATTACAGAAGATTTAGTTGGTGGAGCAGGCGGAGTAACTGTTGTAACAACTTTATTTTACAATACATTAACTTCAGTGACTGGAAACGGAGCTGCTACAGTAGATGTTTCTATAGGAACTCTTGCTGGTAATGCAAATATTGATTCAACTGTTTTTGCAGGTAGAACAAGAGTGAGAGGATATCATGGAGTTACTAAAGTAGGTACTTTGATCTTAACTAATACTTCAAACGCTGGTTTAATAACACTTAGAATGCAAACAATAGCGGATCAGTTTGATCCTTATGTTCCAGACAATGGAACGTTGTTTAATCAAGGTTGTTTTATATCACTATCTCAAACAGCAATAGGTGCAGCAGGAAATGGTTTAACTATATTTTTTGACGGCTAGGAGGCTGAATGGCGAATACTACTTCAGGAACTACTACATTTGATAAAACTTTTGCAATAGATGATATTATTGAAGAGTCTTTTGAACGTATTGGAATAAGAGGTGTTGCTGGTTACCAGTTAAAAACTGCAAGACGATCTTTAAATTTACTTTTTCAAGAATGGGCTAACAGAGGTATTCACCTATGGCAAATTGCTGATGGGCACTTGACGCTAGTTGCAGGTACAAATGTTTACAATGGTTTTCGTTCTACTTCAGATGGTACTTCAACATTACTAGACGAAGGTGGAAATGCTGCTTATGGTATAGATGATATTTTTGAAGCTTCGTATAGAAATAATGCAGGAACCACAAGTCAATCAGATAGTCCCTTAACAAAAATTAGTAGATCAACATATTCTTCTTTATCTAACAAATTAGCAACAGGACAACCTTCTCAATATTGGGTTCAAAGATTTATAGATAGAGTTTCTATTACTTTGTACACAACTCCAAGTGCAAGCCAAGCAGGAGATAGAGTTCAATTCTATTACATGAATAGAATTCAAGATGCTGGAAGTTATACAAACGCAAGTGACATACCTTATTATTACACACCATGTATGTGTGCAGGTTTAGCTTATTATTTAAGTTTAAAATATTCACCTGAAAGAACACAAAATTTAAAAATGTTATACGAAGATGAATTACTAAGAGCGGAGGCAGCGGATGGTTCGGAAACAAGTAGTTACATTACACCAAAACTTTACTATCCTAGTATTTAATTATGGCACGATATGCTCAAGGAAAATTTTCATTAGCAATATCTGACATTAGTGGTCAAGCATTTCCTTGGAATGAAATGATTACACAATGGAATGGTTTGTTTGTACACTATTCGGAGTTTGAAAGTAAACAACCACAACTTGATCCAAAACCAAGTGCAGCAGATCCTACGGCACTACCTAACACAAGACCACAACAAGATTCACCGGACAGTTTACGATTTTTAAGTTTTAATCCTATTAGTACTTTATCAGCTGGTAGTAGTATTATAAATATTTTTGAAGAAAACCATGGAAGACAGTATGACAGTTTTGTAAAATTTAGAGGACCTGCAGGAGTTGCAGGAACGTTTAATAACATTGCTAATATAGATGGTATAACAGGAGCGCAAATTTGTGCTCTTAATGGCTTTACTATTATTCCAGGTAGACGTATTTCAACAACTACAACTATTACTACTGCTATTGATGCAACTCAAACAACTGGAATTATTTTAACTAGTGTAACTGGATTTGGAGTAGAAAGTCCTCGTACACCAGGAAGTGTAAATTTTTTTTCTGGAGGGACACCTATCA